TTACCTCTTGAGCAGGGAGTAATACTTAAACTTGGGGACAAGAAGACCTTAGAAATAGAGGCTACGCTGTTTGATCAATTCATGCGCCGAGGTCTGTATACTAATTACAGTAAAGGTCTTAGTAACTTAAAGAGGAGAAGCATTGACATAATACCAGATGAATTGATGGATGCCTATGCCTCACCAGGTGAAGCCTTTGAGTCCTATGTCTATGGTGCTACTCAAGCAATAGAAACTACTAGGCTCATAGGCCGTAGGTTTATTCTTGATGCTGAGGGCAGCAAAGCCGAAAGAGCAAGCGAACTTGCACGAGAACTCCGCGAACTAGAGAACAGCGGAGAGATTACTCCAGAGGACACGGAGACCGCTTATGATGTTTTCCGAGTTATTCTTACCCCTCAAGGTAAGGAGTCAAAGTTCTTCTCAGGACTCAGAGCGGCGAGTTACTTTACTTTGCTAGTGGAGTTCACCTCCACGTTATCGCAGGTATTCGATATGCCATTCATCATGGCTCGAGCAGGTATTGATAATACTTTCAAAGCATTGATCTCTCAAAAACTTGGAGTTGATTTACTTGGCATTGATTCAAAGCGTGTATCCGAGGAGTTCCGTGATCCGTTGTTCATGGACAAGGCTGTTCGCTTGGGTCTAAAGGTCACTGGGTTCACCCGCATGGATCAGTTCATGAAGGAGACTAACATCACGGCTAACTTTATGCGCTTTAAAAAGATAGCGAAAGCCGCAGCCAACACCCCCAACGGACGTAGGTTCCGGGCGGAGATGGAGTTCATGGGATTCAATGATGCGGAAATTATACAACTCAAGGCTGCACTCCAGAAGGGTGACAGCAATAACGCACTGGTTAGACTCGCACTCTTCTCGAGATTGTCCGAGACACAACCAACCTCCAAGGCTCGTATGCCACTCAAACAGGCCGAGAATCCAGATACTAGATTGTTGTACACAATGAAGTCCTTCTTGGTGAATCAATTAAATCTTACTAATGATTTATATATTCAGCAGATGAAAACTGGAACTCGTCAGCAGAAAGCTGAAGCATTCCTTAATCTTAGTAAGTTGATAGTATTCATGGCAATGGTTGGTATGCCCGTGGATATGCTGAAGGATTTAATCGCTGGACGTTTGGGTTACCTGCCGGACTACGCAGTTAATAATAGTCTTCGTATCTTTGGTATCTCTAAGTATTCTGCTTACAAAATCAAACGAGATGGAGTGGGAGCCTTTGCTCTTAACTACTTCCAACCAGTTGCCTTGCAACAATTCGTTGACATAACTAAGTCAGTGCAACAATTAGCCGAGGGAACTCCCGTTGAGAGGACTAAGCTAATGACCCTTGCTCCTATGTCTGATGTCCTTAACAGAATGTTTGGATTCACGAAGCAGAAGGAACAAAGAGAATTTAAGCGCAGGCTCAAAGAAGGTGAACGTCCATTCTTGATTCCTCCTGGAGCCTTATAGCAAAAGGGCTGCTCCGGAATAACACGGAGCAGCCCCTCCAAGGATTGAACAAAAGCGCGGTCCATGAAAACCGCCCTTCGCCTGGGATTACTCCTTCGGCTTACCTTGTATTACTATATGAACCAACTAACACACGAACCATTTGTGTGGTAGAATAATTATAACATAGATGTCCTATGTTTTCTGTCAAGAGGAATGCTCCAGCCTGTGACAATTTGCACATAGAAGTTCGCACTTCTCAAGCTCCCCAATGAACTCCTGGCGGTTCCCAGTTCTGGCGAAATCCCTAATTGATCTCGTCTTCACATATCCCGGCAGGTGATGGCAGTCAAATTGAATTGCCTTGCCTTTGAACCCGCACTCACCGCAGACATAGCCACCGAAAAAATCCTCAATGATTTTATGGTAACGTGCTGTCCGCTTCTGAGAGGGCTTCATATCAAATGAACTGCGAGTGATCCTCCATCTTCTGAGTGCCTTTGTTAAAGAGGATACGGCCTTGGGTATATCCCATGCCCTCCCTCTGCTTGGCTAGAGTCCATCGGACGTAATCCATCTTCTGTTCCCTCTCTGCTAAAGTCTGCCATAGAAATATAATACTGTCAGCATCCTGCTCCAAGGCTCCACTCTCACGGAGGTCGGACATGATAGGAGAACGATCATCCTTTTCGGATTCACGGTTCACCTGTGCAAGTAATAGGACGGGTATATCGAGATCCTTGGCGAGTAGCTTTAACTCACGGCTGATCTCTGCGACCTGTTGCTCTCTGGATATGTTCTTGGACATGGGCTTTATCAACTGGCAGTAATCAATAATGATTCCATTTACCTTATGCTTTCTGTGCATACCCCTAGCTGTTGCTAGTATATGGTCCAGTCGATACACGTTGTCACGGATCCAGCAGTTCCAACCCTTCACGGTTTCGGTAGTCTTCCTAAGTGCCTGCATCTTGTCCGCTGGGGCTAGCCCGTCCTCGAACCTACGCATATGAAGTCCTGACTTGATGCTGAAGATACGTTTCATTATCTGGTTAGCACCCATCTCAAGATTGAAGAGTAACATACCATTGCCTGTCGTGCAGATGTTGCTCAAGAAGTTCAAGGCGTATGCAGTCTTGCCGCACCCCGGCCGTGAAGCTAGGACGCACAGCTGACCTGATCCGTATCCACCTCTGTAGAGAACATCATCAATTGATTGGATGCCAGTCCGTAGGTATTTAGAAAAATCTACCTTACCTGTAACATCCTTAAATGTTTGATCAACAATGGTTTGTAGATTATCCCTAGTAGGAGTCAACGAGGATATGGAATCGCACTGACCCTGTATAGTAGTAAGGATCTCTTCGGAGTCCTTACCCTCCTGTAAGCCGTCCTTGATTATCAGCGATAGACGGGAGAGGTTCCGTGTCCTGTGGGACTCCACCATGTCATCCGTGAGACTCTTGAAGTGCAACTCGCTGAGTCCTGCGTCATGTGTGGACCAGACTGAGTTAGCATCAAGTCCCTTCTGACCCTTGGACATATCCGTGAACAATGACATCGTGCCAAGGATCACTCCCTTGGAGTCCAGCTTGCACATAGCCTCCCACATTGACTGAGTGTCGTGAGCCGTAAAGAAGTCAGCGTTGATGCCGGACTCCTTTGCTTCATTCAGTAGGGCGTTGCACCCATCGTTTATCTCAGCCTTTAGGATTGTTCCCAGTAGGCTCTTTTCTAATTCTTTCATGGTTTTTTAGTTTTATGTTATGTTGGTTCCAATTGTCAACTTGCGGTTCCCACTGATCCTCGCCCTGCATTACCCATTCTTCTAGGTGAGCAAGGTCATCGGAGTAAAGTGGTTTGTTGGAATAGATGGAAGTGAATCCATCGAATATCCCACCCGCATCAGTCACGAACTTTACGACAACATCGCAGGACTCAAACTTCTCGTTGTCCATGTTAAGCATATAGGTGTATCTCATATTAACCTTTGGATTAATGTGACGAATGCCTTGGCTGCGGTAGCAGGAACTACTCCGTTCCCCAGTAGCCTAAGTCTGTCCACCCTACTGGAAGACCCATTAGATGCTCGACCCAGTTGGGGTTCAGCTTGCCCGTTGCTTTCCCGCAATGACCCGCTATGTCCTCCTCCAGATTGGCTTTCTTCCGATTGGCTAGATGCTCTCGATTCTTCTCCGTTATCTCTGGATGAACCTTGTTTGCTCTTGGAGTCGGCCACGACTCTTGGCTCTTCCCATTCGTGCTGAGGTTCGCCTGGTCTTGCAGGCCAACGTGTGCCACCCGCTGACCAAGTGTCTGCTTGGATGGGTTCGCCCTGCTTGGAGGAACTGTGGAGTTGGTGTCCTTCCAGTCCCTCGTGGTTGCTGTCGGCCAGTTCTCCTTCATTACAGCTGTCTCCAACGGATGACCCGCGTGTTGCTTCCTTGACTTCGATTTCGACTTGCTGTTTGGAGGAAGACCGCCCCCTGACTTGACTGTCATTGTTGGCCAGTTCTTCTGCTCCTCGTGAGTCTCCACTGCATCCTTCAGCTTCGCCCCGTACCAAGGGCTGTTCGGTTCTTGGCTGTGCTTGCTTCGGTAGACTCCGTCCACCATCTCTGTTGGGTAACTGCCCCCCGTCGTGTCGAACACTGTTGCGGTAGGCCATGATGAAGACTCGCTTTCTCTGATGAGGCGCGCCGACTTCTTCCGCTGAGAATATTCCTGCCGTTGCTCGATAACCCAATCCTTCCAATGTTCTGAGGACATACTGGAGAACTGGTTCTCCGTCGGCTGTCTTGCAACTGAGGATTCCTTGTACGTTTTCGAGGAAAACAATTCTAGGTTGGCACTCTCTAATTCCGTCTGCGATGTAGGGGAAGAGGTGTCTGGGGTCTTCAGTAGCTTGACGCTTTCCAGCAGCTGAGAATGGCTGACACGGGAATCCGCCAGAGAGGATGTCCACGCATCCACGAAACTTTCCGTAAGGGAAGGTCTTAACGTCCGTGAAGACAGGTGCTGCATCCACCTTTCCCGCTTCCATCTTTGCAACCAGGTTCGCGATAGGGAATCCTTCCCTCTCCACGTAAGCGATTTCTCTGAGAGTTGGGAGAACGCTTCGGAGTCCAAGCCCAATTCCTTCGTATCCAGAACATAGGCTGAGGTGTGTAATTGTTTTGTTAGTATCCACATTAATAATCTTTCTAATTTGTTTGTTGGTTCATTTAGTTGAGTAGAGATAAAAAGGGGAGAGGCATGACCCTCTCCCCCTTGATAATCAAGTGACCCCTAAAAGGGATCGTCTCCCGCTGGGGCGGCGGAAGGAGCTGCTGTGGGCTGGTTGGGGATACCATCCCTGCGGTATTGCTCTGGCTGTTTGTCCTCGTCGAGACGAGTCAAACGGATGTTCATTACAGGACCAGATTGGCTCTGGTTCTTCCAAGCCGCCGCACGGTACTTGCCCGGTGCTGTGACTTCAAGTGTTCCTGTGGCGTGAGGCGATGAATCGGACTCACGTTTGCTTTCTGGGAATAGAACCCCAGTATTTTCGTTGTTGTACTTTGGCATTGTATTATTGGTTGTTAGAAGTCAAAGTTCGAGTCAGCGTTAGCTGTCTGGCTTATCTTCTTGGTTTGTGTTGTTGGCTTCTTGCCGTGATTGTTAGTAGCATCAGCGTCCTTTGTATCGTCAATAGCAAAGAGTCCATTGAGTGCATATTTTCGAGCGTAGGAACTAGCTGACCCAGTAATCTGTGAGTCATCCATACCCTTGCGAGTCTCTGATTCTCTAGCGAATCCATTTGCTTGGATGGTGTATTCACAGCCTTCGGTGCATGCTAGAACAGCCGCAGCTTTGACGTAAACACGCCCACCTACTTCGACTATATCGTCAGTAATAACTAGCGTACAGTTCTGCTTTGCGAGCAAAGGTTTGACGGCTGTTAGTATGTCCTCGGCGGAACGGTAAGCGTAACCGCCGAACTTATTAGTCTGCCCCTTAGGAGCTTTGAGGGATGACTGAATCCCTTTAAGTTTTGAATGTATAACGCAATTATCCATGTTTATGTTTAGTTAGTTCACGGAATAATTTGGTTCGTTCCGAGGCATTAGAACATTCCATGAGTTGTTTTCGTTTCGCCCCTAGATCTACTAAAGTGGCCTTCTGTTTTTCGGATGTCAAGGATTTAAATCTTTTTGAAAGTTGAGTCAGTCCCACGGGGTGCAATACATCCAGTTGCTCCTGCTCCACGTAGTCCGCTATTGCTCTAAGCACGGCGGGTAAATGGCTTTGGCTCACCTGGCATCTGCGGTAAGCAAAGTTCTCTATCTTACCTAACAAGGAGTTGCCGACCCTCGATACTACGCCTCGGACCATACCGGATTTGTGGCAATGATCCACAACCCAGTCCGAAGTTTTCCGCAGTAACAAGGGACAGCTCTTGGGTTGATGTCTAACCCTCCAGTCCTTGAGTTTATTTTGTGGAAGATACATTGAGTTCCGTGAGCAGATCCTTGAGAGTATTCTTTTCTTGGGTCAGTTGCTTACGCTGCTCAAGCATTCTCTCCATCCTAAAGGACAGAGTCCGTGATTCCTGTCGGATCATGTCGATCCTAGTTTGTATTCGTTCGACGTTACTTTCTACTTGTGACATACTCATATTATTTTTTGAAGGGACGGAGTTGGTTCTGCTCAAGCGCGTAACCTTTTCCGTAACCTAAATCCTTTATGTTCTTTTTGTTTATTAGTTCGTCCTTCCAGCACCAGCCAACCATCTTTACTGTCCAACGATCCGGTGTGAGGCACATGATATACATGTCCACATCGGGGTTGTCCTTGAGGGTTGCCAGTAACTTTCCGAAGGCGTGGTGAGTGCTTTTGACATCATAGGAGTGACCTTTCATTACTCCATCGGCTGACCCAGTTCGAGGGCTGAGGCCGAGGTCAAAGAATACATTCAAGTGCTTTGCTACCGCATACTCAGCGGTAACACCTTGGGCATCTATATCTAGCCCGGCCATGTTGGACTGCTTTCTGTCCTTAATATTGTTGCCCCTGGACAGCACCGATCGCAGGTGTCCAATGTGCTGGCACATCATGACTTCGTCGTCAGTTAAGTTAATCTCTATCATTCCGTGGTTCCATTTTTGTATGAACATGTGTCAGTCAGTTTGCGTTCTAAATTAGCCAATGCCCTCCATGCTACCTTATCCCAATCTTCTTCAACCATGTGTCGAATGAGTGCGTCCAGTTCGTCAGCGGACTTGTTCATGTCCCAGTGAAGTGGCTTGTCGGGATGATGTTGTTGGTTGCCTTGGTAGCTACAATGAGACACGGCGGCTAGCGCGTGAGGAAAGTATTGAATAAGGCCAGAATACATGGGGTAAGTCTTGCGAGCCTTAGCGTCAGTTGGTAGTGCTTTGTTCATGGTTATTGTTTTACGACGGGTTGCATTCTTAACATCCAGAACAGGCTAGCCGCAGCTTTGGCTACACGGATACCCCACTGGCTCTCTTCGTCCGTCCACTCGTAGTGCATATGTTCTGCCGTCTCGCAGTCCACAATGACGGATCTTATCTTAGGCAGGTAGGGTAACTTCTGTAGGTGCATCAGCATGTAAGCCTCAATGGCTAGCTGACAGCAGTCCTTCTGGTATCGTTTAGCCTTACCTTTAGTATTCACCCTGCACTTGTAGTCCGCGAGGAAGATTCTGGAGTCCTTGATTCCAATGAAATCGACGGAGCCGGCGATCTTGATGCCCCCGTGACTGACTATCTTTTCACAGCCAAGGGCTTGAACATTGTTGTCATCAATCCAGTTAAGAAACGGCATCGCCCACTTGTCCCAGCATGATTGACCGGGGTGTTCGTCAATGCCCAGGACGTGGTGATTAATCATACGCTCTATGGTTCCGTGAACAGATGTTCCGAACTCATGCGACGGGATTAACTCACCATCCTTTGGGTGCGGTCTCGTTCCGTAAACCATCTCAGCGAGGTCGGACCACGGCCTGTGTGGATGCTCTCTTGCTAGGTCAGTAATCATCCTTGGCTTGTAGACTTCATCAAGGAACGCGTCCTTGACTATGCCAAGCACAGTCGTGACTGATGGATAAACGTCTGCTCCAGCTTTACGAGCCTGTGCAGGAGTCCCCACCTCGGCCTCGAACTGAGGCTCCGATGGGTTCTGGCAGTTATAGAAGTGACTCATAGTTCCTCTTGGTCAAGGATGAAGTTAAGCGCGTCGCGAAGAGCTTCCAAGTCAGAACATTCACCCGAATTATACTCATGATTGCATAGTTCTGTGGATTCAGATGTCACAACAACTATGGTTCTTATGTGTGGCTCCATTATGTTGTTTACATATATAATCCGTAGCTGTTTCTCGGCCATCAAAGCAAGAAGCTGCGTGTCGCTGCGAGGCTCTAGTTCGGTCTGGATCGGCATAATATACTGATCCCCTGACTCAAGCTGTCCAATACGAGCATCGGAGAATCTACCACGGAGTCCCATAGCTGATACGATTTCATCTTTAGGCAGACCCAAGGCAGGCCCATCTGGATAGGTGTGTATTTTTATTTTCATATGTTTAGTCGGTTGGTTTTTTGTAGGCACAGCTTTACTTAAAAAGTGTGCAGTAAAATCTGAGTAATATGTTGGATCATTCTAGTGCTATGTTAGAGTATCTAATTAACATAACTTACATCTGATTCCATATAGGCATACCCTAGCTTTCCTGTCAAGGAGAAGTTATGTAAGTCAATGAATGACAAATAGATTTAACTAGTTCGGACGATTAACTATATGGGGTAAATTCAACCTGCCCTTGGCGGCATAGTATTGATTTTCATTGATCGTGCTATCCTCTAAAGCATCCTTGAGATTCATGTGACTACTCCGGGCTAGCTTGTTCACCCGTCTCGCTTCATCGTTTATCCGTTGGGTTGCCTCCGCCCTTTTGGCTTTCAAAGTTTTTTGACTATAGATGCCGCGCCGTATTGCAAGATGACGCATTGCCTCTGGTCTACCCTCCCACGGAGTTCCCTTGATAGCCTGAGGCCAACTCATTTCTTCCTCTTCGATTCTTTTTATTACTAGCGATAGCCAGTGAGCCTCGGCCTCTGGATCGACGCAGATTTTTTGCCTGTTCGGTCTACGTTCGACGGCATCGGTTATGTCCGCAGTCTTGAGGAGTTCGTGATATTTTTCTGTCATGGACTGGCAGAAGGCCAGGGTGGATCGTGCTGATTCGTTATACATATTTAGTTGTTGTTAGTTGTGATTAAATGAACCAAAGAAGTGTCTGTCTCTATCAATTTTGTGACTAGCACGGCGAATGTCGCTGACTCTGTTCTCATAGACTTGCGTCCTATGCCGACTGGTTACGGTGTCGAGTGGACTTACATAGCTCATATTGATCAATCTCACATTTTATTTGGCAGTCGATTTCGCTTAGTTTCGACGAGCTACTCACTCAATTTTATATAGCGTCTTGCCTCGTATTATGTCGCTGATGTATGCGTCTAGTTTCTGTTGATTCGTATCTTGTTCGCTTCTTTGGTAAAATTGGTGGAGGTGGGAGGATTTGAACCCCCGTCCTTAGTTCTAGACCAAGTCGATCGCCTTACACCCCCTGTTAGTTGTTGTGCTGCGCGGCATCGCCTAGCAGTCTCGTTTGAATAGTGACAAAAGCTTAGGCTTTGTCCACGAAAAAAAGCCCCCCAGGTGAAAACCTAGAGGGCCGGGCTTTAGAAGTGCAAACAGTAGAAGCCGTAGCAAAAGCAAATGATTGCCCCTGCTATGCTTGCAACTATGCTGAGTACGAAAACTTGTTCGTCGGATAGTTTCATATTAGTAATCCAAGTGCGTCTCAAGCGGTGAGTTTCCGTGATCGTTGCCAGCCCCTTTTCGGGTTCCGTAGGGGTCGTAGAAAGAATAAACTATCCTGTCTCCGTAAGTCATTTGCCTTCCCGTGCGGTTGGAGTGACTTGGCTTGTCTTCTAACCAATAAGCAACCACGTTTCCGCGGTGCTTTTTGGCCTGTTTGATAGCGGTCTTTAGGCTCTTAGTTCTCGAGCAACTGTTTCGCTCCGTGTAACCAATAGCTTGTCGGCTAAAGCCCTTGCAAAGCGGGGTTCCAAAAACGTGGACCTCGAAGTGAATAGGATATTTTAGTTCGTATTGCGTTTTCATAGTATCGTTTATGTTTGTTGGTTATAGGTAGTGTGATATGATTGTTACCGCTAGCAGTATCCCGCCAACTATTATGCTCCAGAATACGACGTACGCACTCTCCTCTTGCTTTTCTGTTTTGACTAGCCTGGTTGGTTTGATTTTCATAGTATCGTTTATGGTTGTATCGTTTATGTTATTGGTTCGCCGGTGATTTCCGACACCCAAAAAGCCCGCATCCCTAAGAATGCGAGCTGTTTAATTTAAGCTATCGATTGGCAACGCTCGTTGTAGTATGGCGATTCATGCTCCCATCCAAAGCCTCCACCGTAAGCGTCATTTTCGTCAGAACAGTAGTCTT